GCAAATGGCTGGCAAGAGACACTGCCGGAAGGGCATGAAAAAACCTCAGAACTGTCTGACAGTCTGAGGTTTTAAGGTTTTGCGGACTTTTTTATGATCCGTGGGTTGCGGAAAGACAGGTACTCTACCACATTTTTCCACTTTCTCGCGCTTATTTCTACACCGAAGCATATCACTGATTTATTGTTTTCTTCCATTATTAAAACTTGCATACACTTTCACACAATATCAATTTTCTGCCCCACTTTTTGCCCCACGATTATTTTTAACAGATTCATCACCATCTACCCCAAATTTTTCTATTCGGTTGAAAGCGGTCATAGCGGAACGTCTAACATCATCCGCAATATCAAGGTAAGGCTTCATCGTTGCGTAATCTGAATGACCAGTCCATTTCATCACGATATTGGTAGGAATACCAAGCATGATGGCATTGCAGACAAAAGTACGCCGGGCGCAGTGTGTTGACAGAAGTTCATATTTCTTATACGTCTTGTCATATCGTTTTGTTCCTTTATACCTCGTTATGGTAATTGGCGCATCGATTCCACAAATCTTACCCATCTCTTTAAGGTAATCATTCATCTTCTGATTGGTAATAACCGGCAAAGCCTTGTCATCGGGGAATGGAATATCAGCATACTTATCCAGTATGGCGCGTGAATACCTATTAAGTTCTATCGTCAGAGAGTCATGCGTCTTGATGGTGGTGATATGAATTTCAGTATCCGTGATGTTTGACCGGCGGAGATTATAAACATCGGAATACCTTAAAGACGTAAAACAGCAGAAACAGAAAACATCCCGGACTTGTGAAAGATAGTTTTTTTGACCGAAATCAAAATCATACACTTTCATCAGTTCATCCTTAGTAAGAAAGATGACAGGTTTCTCAGCCGTTTTTAACTTCACTTTCTGATATAGGAAAGGTGAAGCATCGCAATAGCCATGCTCCTGCGCCCATCTCAAGAATACTTTTACAAATGCAATATCATTCTTGATGGTAGTATTGGCAAGACCTTTATTCTTGAAATTGTCAAGAACTTTCCCAAAATGCTCAATGAAAAGATTGACTCCACCTTTAATAATGTCATTCAATGATAATTTAGGCGATATACTGCGAAGATGTTTTCTTATGGTTCTACATTTTACCAGAGTTCCCTCACTCCATCGTCCGCTTGTAGTACCATCCTTAATAAATTCATCATATATCTTAAAGAGCGGTTCATCGGCAGGATTAGCTTCCTTTTCTTTTTCAATGTATTTTTCAGGATTAACCTGTCTGTCGTATGCTTCCGAAAACTCTTCTTTTGTTGGTATGTGGTCAGCTTCTTCAAAACGCATAAAGATGGAGTTAATCAAATCCTCCATATCTTGTAGGTCTTTGTTTATAACTGATGCCGGTGTCTTATTCTTTCCATGTGTGCTTTTCGCCTTGCAGCGTTGTATTGATTTCTCCCAGTTATCAGGATTGACATTGTGATTTACACTCAAGCGCACACGTTGACCCTGCCAGACGATAACACACCTTACGCGACCCTCCGGCTTCTTATTCTTCTTTTCCGCTGTTTCCGGTTTCTTCTTTACTTCTACACCAAAAGATATACTACGCTTGATTGCTATCATAGACCTTACACCTTATTTATATCATTCGCCTGTGGATAGATGTAGCCAAGCACGTAAAACATCCTGCTGACCGAATCAATGGGGATTTCAAAAGGCTCATAAATCATTTTCCCGTCCGGATATGTAGCACAGTTTGAAGAATACAAAGCGATGTGAGCATTATCCTTTCCTTTCTGCAACCTTTTTACTGTAACAAATTCATTAGTTTCTATAAGGTAGTTATTGCCCGGTATTAACAACTTCATATCCATTACGCGCTTCATAACAAGTATGCAGCCTACTGGATACTCAGCCATGCTATCACTTGTATTCCTAATAGCTATTTCCGCTTTGGGAAAACAAGACCCCACATTTATATAGTCTGGAGAAGATTTGCTATCGGTTATTTCTTCAACCGAATTGAACATTGCAATCATCCCCTCTGCTTCTTTATGCGTCATCGGCCCACTCTCAAACATTAGCCATTCCTTGCGTATCTCAGGAAATGCCTCAATAATCTTGTTGGCAAGTTTCATGCTTATACCATGTCGGCCTCCCCGGATGTCTGTAAAAGTTTGCGCAGAAGCAATCCCCACTTTATCTGCAAGGTCTTTCCACGTTAATCCGGTCATTTGCTGGATTTCGATAAGTTTTTCTCCGTCAGTCATAATGTTAACGATTGTTAAATACTGATTTTACTATTGCTTCAATCAGTATTTTGTTGTACTTTTGCAGTGTCAATACTGATTAACTACTTAATCAATCAATGTAAAAACAATGATTAAATACTTAATCGGCATTACAGATGCAAAGTTAATACTTATTTTTGAAATAAGCCAAATGGAACAGAGAAAAATTAAGCGTGGCGACCGATTGCAAGTTGCTCTTTTAGAGTTGAATGTGGGGGAATCAGTAAAAGTACCTTACCGGCACTATTCTGAAAACTCTATACGGTCAACTGTAACGCAACTCAAGAAAGGCAGCGAAGACCCTATTGGGTATGATATAGATGCGCGGTCTAACGTAGCCGCCATTATAACACGTACTCAGTAATTATGGAAAATGTAGGAACATTTACTATTGGTCTTGACACCCCTATTCATCTGCTGACACCCCGACAATTATTTGAAATGTTGGGCGAATGGCAAGCAAAGACAAAACAAGTAGAAGAAAAACCCCAGAAGCCTGAGCGATGGTATGCAAATAGCATTGGTGAACTTGCTGAAATCCTCGGAACATCGGAATCAACAGTCTATCGTATGAAAGCAAACGGAGTGCTTGATGACTGCATCAGCCAATATGGGCGATGGATGATGATAGATGTAAACAAGGTGTTTGAGAAGTTCAAGCTATCCAACAGGCGTAGGAAAAAGAAATAGGATGAGCCAAGAGAGGCAGTCCTTTGGCGAAAGCCATAAACATCAACATTCTAACGCCCGGTTTATGCAAGCAGCCGGGCAACTTGAAGACATAGCGAAAATTGGTAGGCGCATCACTTATTCAACATAAAGCCCGTAGTCGGGAGGTGCCGAGTGGATAAGGAAGTATGGTAGGCGATACAATGTGGGTTCGACTCCCACTGTCTTCACTAATGCAAGGCCGGAAGCAGTAAGACGGCATTAAAAAACATTCTTCATTATGATAGAAGAAATTCAGGGATATGAGGTCGCCCGTCTGAATGACCCTACGCCAGCGCAGTTGGTTGAAACCATCGACCATTCGGAACGCGCAAACATTGATATGCAGGTAGCAACTGCGCATCAGTATCCACGAAGCATCAGCCGTTGCGTGAACAATTCTATCGCCATAGCAACGATGGATATGGAAACGGCACAGTCGTGCGGATATGCTCTCCCCCGTGGTGGCAAACCTATTACCGGCCCATCGGTGCATCTTGCAAAAATTATCGCACAGCAATACGGCAATATGCGAGCCGAGGCGCGTGTGGTTAATGTGACCGCGACACAGGTCGTTTCACGCGGCACCGCTTGGGATTTGGAAAACAACTATGCCGTAGCCTTTGAGGTGCGTAGGTCTATCCTTACTTCAAAAGGTGGTCGTTTTTCGGAAGACATGATAACCGTTACTGGCAATGCGGCAAATGCAATCGCTTTTCGTAATGCGATTTTCACCCTTGTACCTAAAGCTATCACCGACAAGGTGTATAAGGCAGCGCAGAATCTTATCACGGGTGATTTATCTGACGAGGAAAAACTCGTCAAGCGTCGCGCAGGTGCAATCAAGCATTTCAATGATATGTACGGCATATCAGAGGAAGAGGTTGTCAAGTTGTGTGGCAAGCATACCATCAATCAGATTCAGGCAAATGAAATTGCCCTATTGCTTGGAATCGTTCAGTCACTCAAAGACGGTGATACAACCATTGAAGAGGTGATGGCTCCTATTCGGAATAGCAAGGAAGCAAAATCAAGCAAGCTCAACGACATTGCCAGCCGTGCAGCCAAAGGCAAAAACAAGCAATCTGCCCCGGCTGAATCAGAACAGCCGCAGAACGCCCCCACTGAACACGTAGATGAAGAAACGGGCGAAGTGAAAGAAGATGGCATTTTCTCAGCACCCAACCCTGAAATTTAAGTATCATGGCAAATATAAACTTTAATCAGGAACAGCGCAGTTTGGACTGGTACCGCGCTCGCTTAGGCTACATTACCGGTAGTCAGGTAGGTTCGCTTATGAAAAGCGGACGTGCAAAGGATAAGGTTTTCAGTGAAACCGCTCTGACATACCTTTATCAACTTGCAGGGGAACGCTCCCTTAATCCCGAAATCGTGAAAGATGACAATATGTTTTCTTTCTACATCGACACCACCACATCAACCTCTAAGGCTATGCGCTTCGGCACTGAGCAGGAGGAACACGCCCGAAACACATATATACAAATCACCGGGCGCGAAGTCAAGGAGGTGGGTCTTTGCAAGCATCCCAAAATCCCATTTTTGGCTTCATCGCCTGACGGAATTACAAGCGATAAAAACGAGGTGGGTTGTGTAGAAATCAAATGCCCCACATTGTCAACTTATAGCAAATATGTTGCTGAAATCCACGATAACGAATCACTGAAAAAAGTCAATCCTGACTATTTCTACCAGTGCCAGAACCACATGGCTTGCACCAACACCTCTTTTTGCGACTTCATTGCCTTTTGTCCTTTTGTGGAGAATCCTATCCACATTGTACGCATCACACGCGATAATGACGAAATCGCCCTCATTGAGGAACGTGTCGCACTTGCAGAAGACGTAATCAAAGCAAACTATTCACAACTTAATCCCCAAAGAGCATAATCATGGCAGATAACAACACTTTTCTTACGGGCAGCATTTGTCTTACTGACATACCCGTAAGCCAGATGAAAAAAGTAATGTGCAAAGACGGTAAGGAACGTGTGTTTCTTAATGTCGCAATCTTCGCAAAGAAGCAGCCTCAGACTTTTGGCGACCGCACATATACCCACTTTATATCCTGCGCACCTAAGAAAGAGGAGCGCATAGAGGGTGAAAACTACATCATGGGCGACCTTGAAACAAGGTCATCCAAACCTCAGACACCGACAACGGAAGACGTTGCAAATGCTCCCAGCTTCGCACCAAACGAAAAACCAGACCTACCATTCTAAGAATCACTTTCACTCGGCTATATCGTGGCAAACCCACGGTATAGCCATAAATAAACATAGAATGAACTCAGCTTTATTAACTGATGGCTATAAATTAGACCATCGCAGACAATATCCGGCAGGAACGGAATATGTCTATTCAAACTGGACTCCACGCAGTAACGAGTATCTCAAGGAAGCCGAAGATGGTGCAGTGGTGTTCGGTATTCAGTATTTCATCAAGAAATATCTGATAGAGAACTTCAATCGCCACTTCTTTAACAAGCCGGAAGATGAGGCAGTCGCATCATTCAAACGCCGCATCGATACATTTCTTGGCAAGAATGAGGTCGGCAAGGAACATATAAGGGAGCTTCATAAACTTGGCTATCTGCCTATCAAGATGAAATCACTCCCGGAGGGTTCTATATGCCCCATTCGTGTGCCGATGGTCACAGTTATCAACACAAACCCCAAATTCTTCTGGCTTACCAATTATTTGGAAACCATCATGTCTTGTGAGTTCTGGCTCCCAATGACATCAGCCACTATCGCCCGTATCTACCGCAAGGAACTTGAACGTCATGCCGAAAAGACCGGCTTCACACCTGACGTTAATCTTGGTTTTCTGTGCCACGATTTTTCAATGCGTGGAATGGCAGGTCTTGAAGCCGCTATTACAAGCGGTATGGGTCATCTGACATCATTCGTAGGCAGTGAAACACTCCCGGCTATTGATGCGGTAGAAGAATACTACAACGCAGATGCGGAAAAGGAAATCATCGCAATGACTGTACCAGCATCGGAACATAGCGTTATGTGTGCCGGTGGCAAAGATGATGAAATCGGCACATTCAAAAGGTTTCTTACTGAAATCTATCCCACAGGCTTTTGCAGCATCGTAAGCGACACATGGGATTTATGGCAAGTCGTTACTGACTTCTTGCCACGCCTCAAGGACATCATAATGAATCGGGATGGTCGTTTGGTCGTTCGCCCCGACAGTGGAAACCCAGTAGATATTATCTGTGGTGTCAATCCGGAAGACTGCGTTGAAATCAATGGTAAAGAGTACCATATCCCCGGTGTAATGAGGGATGCGCAGTATTCTGAATCAATTCAAGATGCTATCAGATGCTATCCTAATGACCCTGTTTATATGGCGATGGAAGTATCACCTGCTGAAAAGAAAGGTGTGTATGAACTTCTGTGGGATATATTCGGTGGAATTACCAACGAAAAGGGTTACAAAGTCCTTGATACCCACATCGGAGTCATCTATGGGGACAGCATCACTATCGAACGTCAGAAAGAAATCTATCGCAGACTTGAAGCAAAAGGTTTTGCAGCCACAAATCTCGTTTTGGGAATTGGCTCTTATACCTATCAATATCGCACCCGTGATAGCCTCGGCTTCGCTATGAAAGCAACATGGTGTCAAGTGAATGGCGAACCGCGAGAAATCTTCAAATCGCCCAAAACTGATAGTGGAATGAAGAAGTCACTCAAGGGGCTTATCCGCGTTGACAAGGACGAAAACGGCAAATTCTATGCTACCGATTGTGTAAGCAAAGAACAGGAAGCAGGTGGTTGCCTTGAAACCGTCTTTGAAGACGGAAAGCTCGTAAAAGAAGTTTCATTTTCAGAAATCCGTGAAAGACTATGTTAATAGATGGTATGCAGGTAATCAACATTACCAATCAGACCGGGTGTAAAATCACCACATTTCCCGATGGGGAAAAGCACGTCACAGTTGATGAACTGAACCGCAGAATCCCAGTGTCAATCTTTTGCCGTATAGCTTGTGCAGATGACCTTTTCTGCCTTATGCAAGTTGCTGATGTTGTCAAGCGTCAGGAAATGATTATTGACAACCTTTTCATTGGCTACCTTATGACAATGAGATGCGACCGCCTATTTGACATCAACCGCCCGTTTTCGCTTAAACTGGTTGCGAACATCATCAATGATATAGGCGCAAAGCGTGTAAACATCGTGGAACCTCATTCAATGGCTTCTATGCTACTTATAAAGGATTCTGTCGGCATCCTTTCTACCGCTGAGTTCTTTATCAGAGAGATTCGTAATTCAAAGGAAAGGAATCTTGATGTAGTGCCGGTTCTACCTGACAGCGGTGCAGTAAGCCGATACCGGTTAATGATGCCCTATGTAGTTTGCAACAAAGAGCGTGACCCGGAAACAGGTAAACTACTGTCATTTTCTGTAAACGCAGGGGATGTGGATTGCAAAAACAAAGATTTGGTTCTGCTTGATGACCTTTGCGATGGTGGCGGAACTTTTGTAGGTCTTGCACCTAAACTCCGCGAACTTGCCCCGAAATCCTTATCGCTTCTTGTTACCCACGCTATTCAGCTTGAGGGTATCAAGAAAGTTGCCGAAGCCTATGATAATGTGTTTATCACTAACTCCTACAAGGAGTGGGAAGATGAGCCATTACCCGAAAATGTAACCGTCTTTAAGGTCTTCAAATGAAAGGATTCTTTAGAAGATGGAAACGTAAAAAGTCAGAAGCACCTGCCAATCCTAAACCAGTTGCTCAATTCAGTGTGACCATTTATAAGGATTGTGCCGAATTTCACATTGATGGTGACGAGGTTAAGATTGGTAGTGCGCTTGTGACTCTCCTACTGAATAATCAGTATGCCCACAAGATTATTATTAACTCTGTCATTTCAGCGGAAAAGGAGCGTGAAAGACAACGTGCCTATGCTGAAATGATGGCAATAAATCTGAACTAATATGTTTTTTGAAGCAAAAATCAAAGTAGAAAAGACCCTTGATAGTGGTGAAGTAAAGGAAGTTACGGAGCATTTCATTCTGGATGCAGAACTGTTTGGCGAAGCGGAAAAGATTATGTTTGAGGAGTATCCCAATCATAAGGTTGATGTTTTTGCCATCTACCGTAGCAAAATCCGGGAAATAATCAATCAGAAAGAAGATGACAAGCCTTTCTTCAAGGCTACCGTTATAGACATCTTTACAGATGAAGTGACCGGCAAGGAAAAGGAAACGAAATATGAAATCCTTGTATGCGCTGAGAGCGTGGCAGAAGCGACCGCCATAACCAATGAATATCTCAAGCAAGGATATGACCTGCGTCTGGACGAAATCAAGCGTGTTAAAATCGTCGATTATATCCAATATAAGCCGGCAGCATAATCAGTCATCGCCATGAACCCAAGTCAATCCGAAATAGGTTGGATACGCCTTTATCGTAAGATAACGGAATGGCGATGGTATGGTGTGCCTAATATGATGGCTGTGTTCATCCATCTACTTATCAGCGCGAACCACAAAGACGGATATTGCTACGGATTTGAGGTTAAGAGGGGTCAGCTTCTGACCTCTCAAGCTAAGATAATGGAACGGATAGACATCAAGCGTGGTGCATTACGTGAATGTTTGGATAAGTTAGTGGCATCAGGTGAAATCGTCATTGTTACAACCAACAAACATTCACTAATAACTATTTGCAATTATGATAGTTATCAAGGCGGTGAGGACAATTACAACCAACAAACCGCCAACAAACCGCCAACAGAAAACCGTCAGACCGTACCTCAAGACATACCTCAATCCGACCCTCCAACCGCCACAAACAATAATAATAAGAATAAAAAGAATGATAAGAATGAAAGAATGGAAGAAGAGGAAAAAGAGAGTAAAACTCTCCAAAAGGCGAAAGAAGATTTTGATGCTTTTCGCAAAGCATATCCCGGCACTAAGCGAGGATTGACTACGGAATTTGAAAATTTCAAGCGAAAACATAAAGACTGGCGCGATGTAATCCCGCTTCTGCTCCCTGCGGCTAAGGCGTATGCTGAACAGACAAGGGGAACACCAAAAGAATATATCAAGCATCTCCAGACGTGGATAAATAACCGCTGCTGGGAAACCGAATATCAACCCAATAAACAACCCATCTATGGAATCAATAGACCTTATCAACCAAATGGTGTATCTCCAGCCGACAATGGCCTCAAGATGCCAGACGGAAGTCAAATCCACTAAGGCGTTGTTTCTTGACTGCATAAAGTCATATTGCAAGGATTTCGTTGTGGATGACAGAAACAAGCAAGTCGTTACCGACCTCTTTCATTGGTGCATCCGTGATAAGAAAGGCGCATATAATCCTGAAAAGGGATTGTGGATATATGGCAATATCGGTACAGGCAAAAGCACCCTGATGAAAGCCATCCTGCTATTCGTCACAAAGTATTGGCTTCGGGATAGCGGTGAGGGTGTAAAGCCTAAATGGGTTAATGTACCAACATTCTGTGGAACATACGCCACTGACGGATTTTCGGTGTTTGATTCAATCCCTATGGGTTTTGATGAATTGGGTACTGAAATAGCCCCTACAAACCACGTAGGCAATAAACTGAACGTTGTGGCGCATCTGATAAATACTATCTACGACAACAGAAGTGACATCCCTAAAATTATAACTACCAACAGTTCATTATCCGGAATACTCAGTCTTTATGGCCCAAGAACAGTTGACCGAGTGGCACAACTTTTCAATCTTGTGGAACTGAAAGGAATGTCAAGGCGTGGCACTGAGGATATTTGGAAAATGATTCAAAAAGAACAAAACAAAGACAAGGAGTAACAATCTCTATGAAATCTTATAGCGACTTTGGTATAGACATCCCATCTGGACGCAATAGCGGCAAGATAAAAATGATATGCCCTAAATGCCATGAGCAACGGAAGAATAAGCGAGATAAAAGTTTATCCGTTGACTTGGATAAGGGCGTATGGCACTGCCATTATTGTAGCTGGAGCGGAACTATTCACGTTGGTGAAAGGTCGCATGATGCTCCGAAGAAAGAATACCGCAGACCAACACCACGCCCCATCACCACACTTTCACGCAAATTAGTTGATTGGTTCAATAGTCGTGGTATTTCGGAAAGCACCCTCAAGAAAATGAAAATAAATGAGGGTGAACATTTCATGCCTCAGAAAGGTAAGAAGATGAATACCGTACAATTCAACTATTATCTGAATGGCGAACTTATCAACGTTAAGTATCGCACAGGGCAAAAGGATTTTATGCTTGAAAGCGGTGCGGAACTGATACCTTACAATCTTGATGCCATCACCGGTGAAAGCGAGTGCATTATCACTGAGGGCGAGATGGATTGCCTTTCATTCGTGGAAATCGGAAAGGCAAATTGCATAAGCGTACCCAATGGAGCGAATAGTAATCTATCATATCTTGATGACTTCATTGATGGATGGTTTGAAGATAAGGAAACAATCTATATAGCCTCAGATACCGATACTAAAGGACTGCAACTTCGCGATGAACTTATTCGTAGATTTGGTGCAGAACGATGCCGAGTGATAACTTATGGCGATGATTGTAAGGATGCCAACGAACATCTACAAAAATACGGTAAGGAAAGTCTTGAGAAGTGTCTTCGTGATGCAAAGGAAGTAAAGGTAGATGGAGTATTCTCGCTGAATGATTACGAGGAGGAACTTGACTCAATCTATAAAAATGGTCTGAAAAAGGGTTTTCTTGTAGGTCATCCCAATCTTGATGCTTTAATCAGCTTTGAAACCAAGCGACTCGCTATCGTGACCGGCATACCGGGTAGCGGTAAATCGGAATTTATCGACGAGATGTGTGTGCGTCTGAATATTCTTTACGATTTCAAGGTCGGTTTCTTCTCACCGGAGAATATGCCGATGGAATATCATGCCGTCAAATTGATTGAAAAGTTATGTGGAAAGAAACTGCAAGCCTATTCTAACAGTGATGAGAATATCACTCTAGACCAGTACTCAAATGCCAAGTCTTATTATCGGGATAACTTCTTTCATGTTATGCCGGAAGACGGATATACAATAGACAACATTCTGGCAAAGGCTAAATATCTTGTAAGACGCAGGGGCATAAGAATCTTCGTTCTTGACCCATTCAACCGAATAGAGCATGAGCAATCCAGCCGCGAATCGGAAACCCAATACATATCACGGGTTCTTGACCGGATGTCATCTTTCGCAATCCAGAACGACATTCTTTTTGTGTTGATGGCACACCCCACAAAAGTGCGCAAGGATAACGGAAACGGTGGAATCCCTACTATGTATGACATCAATGGTTCGGCTAACTTTTTCAACAAGGCTGATTATGGTATCATTGTGCATCGCGAGCGTGATGAAAGTAAGAACTACACGCTTGTAAGGGTGGAAAAGGTAAAGTTCAGACATCTCGGTCAGCCGGGTGATGCTACTTTCAAGTTCAACGTCATCAATGGTAGATATATACCGTGGAAGCAAAGCGATGGTATAGTCGTGAATTTCAAAGCTGATATGGTAGATATGATAAAGCAGAAGCAGAATGATGAAATCACCATACCTCAGACTCAGATAGAATTGCCGTGGAATAATCTGCCAAGTTCGCCACCATTAACACCTTTCTCCCAGACAACATATAATCCTGACCCGGATTTCCCATTTGGGCCGACTGACCCAGATGAACCATTACCATTCTAAATCAAAAACAAATGAAAGATATAGAACTTTTTAATGACCATTTTCAGAACTTCAAGGGTTATGGCATACCCAAAGCGCAGTTAATCATTGCAGATGTGCCATACAATCTTGGAAACAACGCATACGCCTCTAATCCGAAATGGTATAAGGATGGGGATAACAAGAATGGTGAAAGTGAATTAGCTGGTAAGCAATTCTTTGATACCGATAAGGATTTTCGCCCGGCTGAGTTCATGCACTTTTGTTCGCAAATGCTTGTAAAAGAGCCAAAGGAAACCGGGAAAGCACCTTGCATGATTATCTTTTGTGCGTTCAATCAGCAGATGTATTTCATTGAATTAGGGGAACGCTACGGTTTCAAGAATTATATACCATTGGTTTTTCGTAAGAACTATTCGCCACAAGTACTCAAGGCAAATATGAAGATTGTCGGTAATTGTGAGTATGGCATTTTGCTTTATCGTGATAAACTCCCCAAATTCAACAATGATGGGCGAATGGTTTTCAACTGCATGGATTGTCCGCGTGATACGAAGACACCAAAAATTCATCCTACGCAGAAATCAGTGCCGTTGCTTGAGCAACTTATCCGTATCTTCACAGACCCCGGCGATGTTGTCATTGACCCGTGCGCCGGCAGTGGAACTACATTGCTCGCAGCCCGAATGTGTGGACGTAGGGCTTACGGATTTGAAATAAAGAAGAATTTTCATGCGGATGCAATCAATCTTCTGAACACCTATAACCCTCCTTTGTCGATGTTTGATGTTGCCGACTTGGACGCGAAAAGGGCAAAAGGAAAACAACATAAACAATCAACACTCTTTCAGGATGAACCCCAAAAGTAACATCATTCTTGGCGATAGCTTTGAATTACTGAAATCGATGGCAGACAAAAGCGTTGACCTTGCCCTATGTGATTGCCCTTACGGAATCGACATTTGCTCAAGTGGCAGATTGATTAAGGAAAAAGGCCGACAATATAAGGCTTGGGATAAACAAGCCCCATCAACGGAATTTTTTCAAGAGCTTTTAAGAGTCAGCAAGAACGCCATCATTTTCGGTGCAAACCATTTCATTGAACGTATCCCCATCAATTCAAAATGCTGGATTGTGTGGGATAAGGAACAGCCGGAAGCACTGTCTTTCGCTATGTGTGAACTTGCGTTGACAACCTTTGACCGCTCCGCAAAGATATTCAGATATAGCGCAGCACGTCAGAACGTAAAGGAAACTCGCATACATCCGACCCAAAAGCCGGTAGCATTATATGGCTGGATATTCAGAAACTTTGCAAACCCCGGTGATTTAATACTTGACACCCATTTAGGCAGTGGAAGCAGTCGTATCGCTGCCTATCAGATGGGATTGGATTTCATCGGTTGTGAAATTGACCCTGAATATTTTTCAGCGCAAGAAGATAGATTCAAGCAGGAATGTATGGGCGTAACCCGTAGGGGAGATAAGATATTCACCCAATATAACCTTTTCAACGAAGACCAAAATGGAGAAGATAACAGTATTTGAAGCCTTTGCCGGATATGGCAGTCAGTCTATGGCATTGGAAAAACTCAAACAAGACATAGGACTGGATTATGAAGTCGTAGGCATCAGCGAGATAGACCCAACCGCCATCAAAGCCTATTATGCAGCGCGTGACCCTGAACTTACCTCGCGTTGTGATACGGTTTTTGACTTGGAAAATGTAATCCGGGGGGGGTATCAACCACCGAAAGAACTTGTAGAAAAGTATCCCAACTATGGGGATATTACACTTATAAACTGGGAGGAAGTCCCGGATTTCAATCTTTTTACCTATTCATTTCCCTGCACCGACATCAGCAATGCCGGGTTGCAGAAAGGACTTGCCGAGGGGTCTGGAACCCGTTCATCACTTCTATGGGAGTGCGCAAGGGCAATAGAATTGAAACGCCCCAAATATCTCTTGATGGAAAACGTCAAGGCACTCGTCAGCGACAAATTTATGCCCGATTTCAAGAAATGGGCAAAATACTTGGAAAACCTCGGTTATTCAAATCACTATCAGGTACTGAACGCAAAAGATTATGGTGTGCCGCAGAACCGCGAGCGCGTCTTTATGGTCAGTATCTTAGGCGAAGCCATATACTATTTCCCCAAACCATTCAAGTTAGACCGCCGCCT